ATTTTAACTGCGCATTGGTTATCCACTTGCCGCCGTTCCATTCGTCGAAGCATGTAGATGGCTTGTCCAGTACCCAATCAACTTCGACATCACCTAGTTCTGATACAGTCTTTAATTTCGTTGCATCTGATGTGTTGTAAATTGTTTTGCCTCGATTGTCTGCAATATATTCCGTTCGACTTAAATCTGACTTAGCAACAACGGCAAAACCTGCTTTTTCAGGCCGCGGTTTTTCTCGTAATGCGCTTGACGGGATGTGCGCAACACCACCGCGAACAAGCGCCTCAACTGCAGTTTGTGATACTTCGCACGTGGCCGCGTCAACAGGGTAATAATATTGTTTATCCATGATAATCCTTAAATTGTAATGGCCATTGCGCGGGCGATGTTGCGAGGGCGTGTCTCTGCACCGCCCGACGCACTTGATATAGGTTTAGGCGCAGTGGGTAAACCGGTTCCAGCTCTTAGAATTAAATCACCTGCAGCACCGTTAGATGTACCTTTTTGCATTGTGTGTGCATGAGCCCTAAATTCATCTAATTGATTCGTATTAATTGAACGCCCACTATCAACCCCACGTCCCAGATCTAACACACGTAAAAACTCACCACGAATTTCACCCGTATTAATCGTTGAACCGTTAACTAACCCCGGATATCTACGAGCTAAACGCCAATAGACTGCCGTTGGTAAGTTTGCATTAATTTCCATGACTGCAGATTCAGGCGGCGTGGTATCTAACCACCATAACGGGGTTCCAACTTCTGTGCCTGTATAAAGTATCCACCAAAACGGTTTGGTCGGATCTGCCCACGCCTCATGGCGGTTTGCCAAATCAGCAGGGTCTTTTCCGACGCAGGTTAAATCAGGCCCTGCGTACATCTGCATTGAAACCACTTCTCCTGCGACTTCAATAGTACAAATTTCACCGGTTTTATAAGTGCGTAACGGGTCATATGGAGCAAACTGTAAGGCTGCAAACTCTTTATCAAAGTTAATAACAATATCGCCTGTTATATCGACAGTAATACTGTTTGGCGGGACACCATCCAGCACCAAATCAAACCCTTCAAGTGCGCGGGGACCTTTAGTTGGCGCTTTATATAGAATAATCTCTGTTGGATGGCTATCAATAGCGAACAATGTGCCATCTTCTAAATAAAATCCTATTTCGCGCCCATTAATTTCACCTTTGCCGTCAAACATAGCGGTTAAATGAACTTGATTTGCGCTGATATTTTTACCTCCCGAAATAGCTACTCTCGCGAATTCATTTTGTAATGCCGTCATGGTTTTATCTGGTGTATAGCCATTTAATCCGACAGCGACATGGGTGATCTTGAAGTTCACTCTCTGGGAATCTGCTTGAATAGCTTTATCTAAACCAATTTGTGTTACGACTAGTGTCATTAAACTGCCCTCAACTCTCGTCTGTTAATTTGTAAAGTTTGCCTGCAAACTGCAATATGCAAGGTTTTCTGATGTGCATAGGTACAACAAAATGCGGTGTGCGGTAGCCGGTAACTATCTAATGTTTTCATTAAATCCCCAGCAACCTCCCCTGCTTCAAAGTTAATGTAAATCAGGTTCGGCGTGCTGCTATCATCAAAAACATTTCCGATAATTTCATTATCATTTAATATTGTTTGGTAATCAGAGAGTTTCCAACCTAGGACATTATTATTATCCTGGTATAAAGGATTAATTTTTGTTTCGTCGTGAATGGTTTTAAATTCTGTGGCTACCGCCTCTAATACATCATCAAGCTGATCACCTTTTTCATACTGCCAATATTGACCAGGCGGTAACAAAGCCGCTACCGCTTGTTTGAAATCATCTTTTGTATAAACCTGCTCTGTCACTGCCATATCACACCGCCATAGGTCAACAATTCAGTATCTAAAAATGTGGTCGGCGCATTGGGTAGCACTAAGGTAAATTGATTGCTGATGCCACTGATCACGGTGGAAATTTCATTTGCCATTAATTGGGTGCGGTTATCTAAGCGATCATTAAAAAAGGTTTGTAATGCAGCCTCGATATTATTACGGATGCTAATATCTGACACATTAGAAATGGTGATGGGTACCGGGTTAAGTGTTGGCTGTCGCACGAACACATGGCAACCGGCTAAGCGATTAGCATCAATATAATCTTGCGCTGCCACTTTGATTTGCTCAACGAGTAGCGGATTGTTATCTCGTTGGCCAATATATACGGTGACATTTCCTAATGCAGGGGTGTTATCTAACGACCAGGCATAGTCAATATCGGCATGCGAAGATTTAGCCCAAAACACATAATCTTCTTCACGGCCGACCGCATTTTTTACGTTAAAGGCCAGTACGATACGTTCCCGCCAATGCTCAACGTCTTCTAAACCTGTACCACCGGCGATTTCATTACTGCTAATATCATCTGGGTTTAAGCCGGTGACGGCAGTGACTAAATAGAGATTCATACCTGCAGGTAAATTACCTATTTCACCTGGTTCAACAGACTGAACAGGTACGGGCTGATCTGAATTGGTTGCAGCAGTTACTTGGTATTCTTTATTATCAGATGTTTTAAGAATCACGCCTTTGGGGATATTCACCACGCCTTGGGTTAACTGAAAATTAACCGCGCCGGTGGCAAACACAAACGAGAGCCGTTCAACTTTAAAACGGTTTGCCCAAAGGTATAACCACTCTTCGTCAGCCGTTTCCGGATTTAACTGTTTAAATAGAAAGTCCTGGTAAGCATATTGACCATAACTCACACCGGCGATAACGGCTGCAATGGCATCGGTTGCCGGATTGCTTACCCCTAATTTATTGGTAATGGTGCTTTTTGCGCGGTAAAGAAGCGCGGCAAGGCTTGGGGTTTGGCTCATAGTGTCACCTGCTGTTTGCTGTTGTCGGGTAAAGTGATATCAATAACGCGGATCAACCGGCTACCGTCGAAAGACGTTTTAACATCGATGTTGATTGCGATGCTTTCATCGAGTAACCATTGCAACGCCAATTTTGTATAACGTTTGGCGCGGTTCAGTGTGTCGGTCGTTTGTTTAGCCCTGGCTAAGGTCCAATCTCGGCTACCGACCGCATTCACAAACTCATGCGCCCACCAACCTTGTTTATCCTGGTCTGCATCTAACAGATCATTTTTCTGCGCTTTTGCCCAGTTTAATAAGCTCTGCAGTACCGCATGCTCTAAGCCGTTCGCACTGCTTAACGGATCGCTTAATGCGCTTAATTCAAAATTACTCATTGCGCCCATCCCGTTGTATCGCCTGATTCAATATGGAAGTGGTATTTAATGCTAATGCCATCCACGGTAATATCACCGCCCGTCATATTCATACCGCCAACAGCGGGTACCGCCCCGCCGCCAACAGCAGCCAATCCGCCCACCGCACAAATACCGGTAATATTGGCATTGCCGTTAATGGTGGTGTTGCCGTTTATTTCGGTTTCACTGGTAATGGTGGTTTTAGTGGCATCAATTGAGGCGTTTACACAGGTCACCTTAACGTCTTTGGTTGCGTTAACTGTTAGGGTCTGCTTGGTCAGTACCTTGATACCCGATTTATTAAAATGAATGAGATTGCCTTTATCATCGAGCATCGCCACATCACCGGGTTCAAGTTCCATTTCGTGGCGTTCGTCTTCAATACACACAGCAATACCGCGTGAAGTATCACCACCGATAAACAAGGTATAGGCTTTGCTTTTCGGCAATGGTCGGCTCATAAAGCCATAGTTATGCACGCGTTTAATGCGGTCGTTAGTTATGCCGGTTGCAAGTCGCAGCTGCACTATTTTGGTTTCAACGCGCGTCACTAAGCCGGTACCGAACAGATTTTTTACGCGGTTCATTATTATTTCAAACAAGGTCTACGCTCCAAATGGCCGGAATAGTTCAACTTTGGTACTTTCTGATGTTTCACTCACATTGAGGTTTACCGTTTTCACCAGTAAATCTTCTTTAAATTTTTCCTTCTGAACACTCAGCAACTTATTCAACGCCGCGCCGGTTAACTCAGGATAAAGTCCCGGTAAGGTGGCCGATGCATGTAAGCCTTTGGCAATGGCGATATTACGTTCGTAAAGCGCGCGCGTTCGGCACGATGCTTCATCTTGTAGTTTGTCGGCGATGATCACTTTTTTACGGCAACAGCTAATGCTTTTATCAAGTACGGTTGCTTCAGCACCATCCCATGCACCTTGAATTTCATAATGATAAAACTGATTAGCCCAATTCTTTTGAATGCTCAGGTTTTGCGTATTAACGCCCATCTTTAACTGGATGTTTTTCTCTTTGAACTCCCCTGGTCGCTCAATAACAATCACCCCGTTCTGTTCAATCAATATAAGGTTCTGCTGCTTTGCTATCTGTGCAAGATTGGCAACCGGCGATTCCGCATTGATTTGAAATTCAGGCACCAAAGGCAGTGCCTCCATTGATGGCAGATTGTTTTTAACGCCAAGACCGAAATCACCAACAATACTTTCC